TATTTCTAAATAATTTATTAGTTATTATAACAATATATCTATTTATTAAAAATAAAATAAATTTATTTTAAATATATAGTAATCCTAATTTATTGTAGTTACTAAAATGAAAAATTGAATTTTATTTATTATGTATAGAATAATAATAAATAAATGAACAATATACAAAAAATTTCGTTATGTATTCCAAAAATGGATGTAAATACCAATAAAAAAAATATTTTACAAACTTTTCATAAATTAAATATAGGATATGTCGATTATATTCGTGAAATTCCTATACACAATGATAATAATAATAAACGTATTATTTTAAATATTAATTTAAATATGGAAAATGAATTAGCTAAGTATGTTTATGAAACTATCATGGGTGATAAAACTATAAAAATTGTTTATAATGAACCTTGGTATTGGATTTGTACCAAATTTATTAATAAAAATTCAATGTCTACATCATGAACGAACCATAAGTTCATGGGTGTAATATAAATTGTAAATATTCATCTACTATTGGATTTTTATTTTTTATGGTTTCATATGTTTGTGTATATTTACAACAACATAAATACATGTACAAAATAGGGAGTTTTTCTCCATAGTATGTTTCATGAAAAAATATAGTGTCAATGTAACTATATGCATTATTATAATGATTTAATTCTGATTTTAATTTGTCTTTTGATTCTATTAAAAAATCTAATCTATTTTTTTCTCTGTTTGTGGTTTCTGTATTTTGTTTATGTAATATATATCGTATTTCATTTTTTGTGTTTTTCAATTTCATTATCAAATTCTTTTTTGACAATTCTATTTTTTTAATAAATGAAAATATATTTATATTGAACATAACTGGAAATAAAATCTTCAATTCTCCTGGAATTAATACATTATATGTTTCTTTCATTTCTGTTATTTTTTTCTCAATTTCTTTCAGTTTTTTGAGAACTAATTGTTTCTTTTCTTTTTCATCTTCTATGAATGCTATCGAATTACTTGCAAATTCCATGGTTGTTTCCAATTTATCATATTGATTTGCAAAATTTAAATATATTTCTGCACTAGATTCCAATTTCAAATAATTGACTAATGATATTAACAACGTTATTAATCCATTTAATACACAAATTAATTCAATACTCCATTCATAGTTTTGCATAAAGGGGGAAAAAATAGCGAGGGATGCTGTAAAAACAAGTGACGGTATTGTTAATATATTTAATTTCCATTTTGTTATTCTATTGGAATATGTGTATAACACTTTTTGTCCTTTTAAATATGTTATTAATATATCTAATTCATTTGAATATTTATTTTCATTATCGTAACAATTCATTATTATATTCTCCATTTCATCATACGTTAGTTTTCTATATTTTGCGGATGGTTCTTTTTCTTCATGAACGTCATTTTCATCATCATCACTATTATTATTAGACATGGTAATTGGACTATCGCTACAAAAATAATATTCATTATATTTTAACATTGTAAAATCATCATGCGATACATCATTATGTTTTAATTGCGTTTCATATTGGTGTTGTGTGTATTCAATTAGAGATTGTTCTCCTGCTATGTTTTCTATTTTTATATTATTATCATGTTTTATGTTAATTATTGAATTATTTCTAAAACTATTATTTTCAGATTCATCCGACGATGATGATACGAAAAGTTCTTGTATATCAATTGCATATCGTTGCATATCTTTATTCGTAGTTTTCATTTATAGTTATATAATATGGTTACTTTATCTTGGGTTAAAGCTTCTTTATATATCCTAAAATCATCTATATTGCCATTATAGCCTGGGTCTGCTGTCCAATTTGATAATCCTATATAATTATTCACTCTTAATATACTTGTTGGATATCGTGCGCCAGTTTTTGTTGTATATAGAGACCCATTTATATAAACTCTCCAAGTAGTACTATCCAATACCCATACGCAGTGTCTCCATACATTGTCATTAACTGAACTATAAATATTATCAAACTGGGCATTAGAATTTTGATTATCATTATATACTGCTAATCCCAAATTATTACTATTGATATATGCAATAATATTATTAGAAGCTGTACCATTCCCAAAATCAAAAATTCTAGCCCATGATATTGTGCTAGTAGTTGACCGAAACCAAAATGAAAAAGATAATGCATTCGCATCCGTTAATGACGCAGGTAAATCTGCAACATCAATATATGGTTCGTATGTACTAGTACCTGCAAATGCCATTGACATATCCCCTTGTTTTTTATTTGTTGTATCTGTCGTTGCATTATATATTGTTGAGTTATAGGTTTTCATCAAATCGCGTATTGTTGTACCAGATACAGTATTTGAATCAAATGGGAACCATAATACTAAATTTTTTATATAATTATTTTCTTCTGAATATTCACCATTTGATACAACGAATCGTAAATCGATAGCCGCATTAAGGTCGCCAAGAGGAGCAGGAGCGCCTACGTATTTTTCTATTCCATTATTTTCACCAATACTTGGAATACCTAATAATACATAAGCTCCGCGTAAATTAATAAAGTTGGGAAAATTACTTGAACCACCACAACGTTTTATTGCCGCAATTAAACCAGCTGGTAAAGTGTTACTCCCACCGTCATATTTCGGTTCATCATATGTAGCGATAACTACAATAACAGATGATGTAAGTGAGTTTAAATAATTGGTTAATGTCGTAGCAGGAGTTCCACCAGCATAAACATCATAGGTTGTAGTGGTAGTGGCACTAGTTATACGATCTATTACGAGAACGTTATAACTTCTATTAAATGTATTTGAATCCCGATTAGCTATTGATGTTCCAACTAAATTAGTAGGAGTATAAGAATAGAATCCAGGAGAAATTCCATTTGCTGAAAAACCAGAAATATTTACGACTGTTCCGTTAATTGCTGCGAATCCAGCAGAAACAACACGATAATATTTTTGACCTTTTTTATTACTACGTTGTACATTACAATGAAATGTATTGAATGAATTCATTATTTGTATATTATTTTGTTTATTATAGATTGAATATATAAAAAATTGAAAAAAATATTCTTTAAACAAATATTTTTATACTAAATTCAAATGAACAGCACCGATACAAAAGTTCACAAACAACATGTTAATGTTTATAAACAACAATTGCGGCAGTTTCTATTAACATCGCGATTTAATAATGAAACATTGCAAGAAAATAGTAATTTTCGTAAAAAAAATCCAAATATTGGTTGTATATATTGTACTCCCGACCCAATAAGTGCGCAAATTCCCACGGACACTGTTATCTTCATATTGGAAATGAATAATGATACTAATAAAATAACCGGTATTGGCATGGTAAGAAATCATCCTGTTATTAACAAATATAATGTCTATAACAATCGTAATTACAACCGCTATGTCTATGTTGGAAAATATAGAATTGACCGCAGTGAAATGAGCGAACAAGAAGAACGTATTATGAAATTCTTTGATATATTTTGTTTTACTGGAAATAGACATATGAAACGAGGACAAGGTTTAAAATCATTTCCGGTGGATATTTTATACAGATGCAATAAAACATTGGATTTAGTTAATTTCATAAGTGAAATGTTTAAAAAGAAAATTATGAATAAAAATGACAAATAATGAACCGAGTAAAAAATATAGATACTATGTATATTTAAAAAATAAATGAAAAAAAATAGTAGTGAAGATATTTATAATGTTAACAAATATACGGATATCGAATTATTTCAAATATTGGATTTAATTAACCCTAGTGACCGTGAATTAGAAGCAAAAATAATTCAAATGATGAATAAATATCAAATTATTAATAATGAAGCAGGTTCTCAATTATATCGATTTTTTAATGATATTTATAATCATTTTTTTGATAGTTCCGATGAAGAAATAGAAGGTATGGACGAACGAAAAATTGTTTATTCTGGTCCTGAAAGTGCACCAAATTCGGCGGCCAATCCCATTATTAATAACGGTCAAAATACTATATCCTACGGAAATGTGGTTGTATCTGGAAATGCAGGTGTATCTGCAAATTCTGTTACTGGAAATACGATTGTAGGAAAAACAATAGATGTTAATACAGATTATCGTAAAAGTGATGTATCTCTCACAAAACCGTTGGACTATTCAAAAGATACATTGAATCCATTATTGAAACAAACGGTTAAACGAGTTATCACAATTGATAGTAGTTATCGACCAAATAATAAAGACGTTTCAACCGAATTTACATTTAACCTTTCTGAACCTTTACGTGATGTTTTGTCACTTAAATTATACTCTGTTCAAATTCCATACTCATGGTATACTATATCCAATCAATATGGTAGTAATTTTTTTTATTTGAAAGGTAATTCAGATGGAATTAATAATGGAGAACATGATTATGAAATCAAAATTAAGGCTGGTAATTATACACAAACTCTTTTAATGGAAGCTATAAATACATCCATTAGTGAAATTGCTGCAAAAAATACAGATGTTTCTTTTGGAGATACTGGAATAAACTATAATACCTCAACACAATTGGCAACTTTTAATATTGATATTACAAAACTACATAATGAAAGTAATTATTATTTATATTTTCCAAATTGGAGTACACCTACAAATAATACATTGAGAACTTATTCTATTCCTGGATTTTTTGGGTTTAATTATACTAGTTATGTTCCATCGGTGATTTATTCTTCACGAAATTTACCATTAACCCCAATAGGAACTAATAATAATGATTTTATTCAGTCAATATATGCAATAGATTCATGCAATAATTATTTTACAATTAAACAATATAGTGGATATAGTGAATATTCTAATACCTCACAAGTTATTTGGTCACATGATATTTCATTTAATCCTAATAATATTAAAATAGGTTCTAATTATTCGCGTCAATTACTATTCAATGATTTAAATACACAATTGCAGAATAATCCATATTTAATTAATTCATATATTGAAAGAGTAGATATTTCAAATATTTTGTTAGATAGTTGTGGAAATTCGTTTTATAAATTGTTTATTCAATTAAATCCAAAAACAACTCAAAATGTTAAAGATTCAAAAACTGTTGTAATTTTTCCAAATGAACGGGCAACAAGTGGTAATAAAATTTGGACTGGCATAGGGTCATGTTTTTCATTTGATAATTCAAATAATGAATTAAACAATGTTGTATCTGAAACTCAACCCTTGCAAACAAACTATACTATATCGTCGACACCGTATATATATTTACGTTGTATTAATACAAAATATAATAAGAATAATGACACTAGTTACAATACAAATGATTATCAAATAAATGTACCAAATTCAGACGCAATTGGTTATACATTAACTCAATATGTTGATGCAATCAATAATTCATTTGTATCAAAAAATCAAACAACAACTTCAACAAAATATCCAAAAGGTGATTTTAATATGCCAAACGGAAATGATTATGTAAATAGCAATACAAATATTTCTATTAATGATTATTCTAGGATTCAGTTTAGATTTGATATTAATAAAATATTTGATGAAACTAAATATACAATTGACTTTTCTGGTACAGATTTATCAAATTTTTTACAGATAACAGGTAATAATATAGATTTAAGTGGTAATATAGATTTAAGTCGTAATAGTGTATTTACTGGTACTTTTAATATTACAGGGAGTGGGTTTAGAATAGATTCATCTTATTTAATGGTTATTTCTCCAAAATCTGGGTATGGAAATGAATATGCAGGTAATTTTAGTGTTCCACCATTATATTCAAATAAAAATTATGATAATTTGATTGATATGGAAGATGATATAAATTCTGCATTTAGTAGATTTACTGATAATGATAATGATAACGTATTAACTGGTACAAATATAAAATTCATTAATAATAATAATGGAACTGTAACAGCTACCCTCACAATAAAAATTAATAAAATATTAACACAAACTGATTATAAAGTAGGTTTTTATGACCCTAACTCTACTAACGGATGGACTGCTGATGCAAGTAATTCGTGGTATAATTACTTAAAAATTACCCAACAAGATTTTAGTTTAAATAGTTTTTTAGTAGAAGGAGAATCTTTTTCACAAATAACTGGTAATGATCCTATATCTGGTAATCAAATTACATTAATTGATAATAGTAATAATTATTTTTATATTAAACCATTGCCAAATGCAAAAGGATTATATACAACTAATAATACAAATGATATTAAAATAACTATTAGTCCGGGTACTTATACTAGACCGCAATTATTGCAAGCCATTAATACTAAGTTATCAGAGAACCCAATAACAAACGGTTCGTCTATAACCATTATATCAAAAAATAGTGCAGAATATACAAAATTTAGATTCAATATAAATAAAATATTTACAGCAAATGATTATCGTTTAGTTTTTTATGACCCGTATAGTTTTGTTAAATGTTACGTTGGTAGTAAAAGTATTAAAAATACTACATGGGATTCTACTATCGGGTGGGTTTTAGGCTTTCGTTCATTAACTGAGTATAATTTAACGAAGTCAAATGAAGAAGTTGACCCAAATGATGAAACAAAAGTATATTATATTGGAACGCAATCCTATTATTCTTCCGATGCGTCTACAAATGTTGTATCCATTACAGGAGATACCGCAGTCAGTGTAAGTTTATATAATTATTTTTATATTGTACTAGATGATTATACACAAAGTCATCTGAATGATGGTTTAGTTACGATTACGTCTACTGAAACTGATATAGCATTACCTTCCTATGCTACGCGAAATGTAGTAACTTGTGACCCTATTGATCAAACACAATTAATACAATTGACAGGTAATTCAACTCAAAATGAAAATGTTAATTATTTAACACAAAGAGAAATATATGCTACCAATGCAAAAATCGCATCGCGTAAAAATAAAGTTAAAAGTTATTCTTCTGGTCCTTTTGTAAAAGATATTTTTGGATTAATTCCTATCAAAACTGCTGGGTTACAGAATGGTTCGGTTTACACCGAATTTGGTGGTACATTACAGAACCAAGACCGCACTTATTTTGGTCCAGTTAATATTCAACGTATGTCGGTTAAATTAATGAATGAACGTGGGGATGTCGTTGATTTAAATAATGCAAATTGGTCATTTTCTCTCATATGTGAGCAATTATACCAACAACGAACAATATAGATATACGAAAAAATGTAAATATAATATATATGGAAAACAGTATTATATTTGACAATATAGGATATTATGGGCCCATTATATTATTATTTATAGTATTCTATTTTTTATGGAATAGACCCAAATATTTACAGCTTTATATTATTTGTTTTTTTATAAACACAATGTTAAATAAAGGTTTAAAATTAATATTTAGAGAACCTCGCCCGGATAATCCGATTGAATTTGCAAAATTTGAGAAATATAAGAATGAGGAACAATATGGTATGCCATCCGGTCATGCACAGTCCGCATTTTTCTCTATTGTTTATTTGTATAATTTACATCAATCTATTTCATTATTATTAGCAACCTTATTTATTGGATGCGTTACACTTTATCAACGATGGAAATATAGACGACACACTGTTAACCAGTTATTAATAGGAAGCAGCATTGGAGCTCTTTTTGCATGGTCCATATATTCGTTAGAAAAATATATCAATAAATAGTATACATGTCTCAAAGTGATTATTTGAAATATAAAAAATCCGCTGTGGTTCTAAAAAATAGTGGTGATTTACCTGCGGTGTTCGATGAACAAGATTACATTTCCTATAAAAGATTTAGCATAGGTAATTCTATTGTGGATACCAATAAAAGATTCGACCAATTAGTTCCTACCGGCACTAAAATACTTTTTGATATAGAAAGGGCAAAAACATCAACATGTCCTACTACTTTTTCATTGTGTAATACAAATCAACGGGTTAATCGTGTATTGAATAAGAATATTGTAAATAGTGGCAGTAAAACATTTCCATTCGTTAAACCGATTGGGTTGTATGTTAAACAACCTGCTTATAAAAAGACTGCATGCAGTTGCATTCAAAATAGTACGCTTACCGATGGCAAACTATGCGACTGCAAAACTAGTTTTTATTAGATTTTTGTTTTTGCGATTTGTATTTTCGTAAAACCAACTTAAATGCTTTTTTATTAATATTATTAGTATTGTATAAATATAGTGAGAATGAATTCTATATATTTATTATATTTATTACCCATTTTAGTGTGCGGTGAAAAAATAATTAAAAATTTGAATATCCCTGCATGTAGAAATTGTATTCATTATCAACCTGCCCCATATAATAATGATTTTACATCGTATTTGAATAGATGTAATAAGTTTGGTACTAAAAATATTATCACAGATGAAATAATATATGATTTTGCTGACCATTGTAGAAATGATGAGTCCAAATGTGGAAAAGAAGGTAAATATTTTGTAGAAGAACCAAACATAAATATGAAAATATTGAAATATTCTCTATTGAAAAATATACCCAATGGTATTTTTATACTAATGATTGGTCTTTCCGTTTTTTCTACAATATATGTAGCATTACACGCCAATTAATTTGATATTGATTTATTGATTTGTTGAAAAATATATAAATATAATGTTGTTTTGTTTTATATAATGGAAAATAACAATAATTCTTACATAAAAGCAGACAATAATAGAATAATAAATGAAGCGGCAATAAAATGGGTAACAAAAATGGATGAGTGTTTATTGGTTTGCACTAAATCAATTGGATGTTCTCATGATAGTATGCATAAAATATGTAAATTGAACAATTATGATAGTTATGTAAAACTTAATAAACATTTTGAATAATATCACTATTAAATGTAGGGTTGATTCTTTGTAAATATCCCATGTTTTTAGATATTAGTATTTTTATATCATCTGGTATATTGAATATGGTTGATATTTTATTCAGATTTGAAAGCGATTTTTCTCGATTTTCAATATCATATATAATTTTATCATCTAATTTGTTTGATAATGGAATGAGAAATCCATTATCAACCGCTGATTCTGTCCATTGTTTACTATGTTCATTTTTATAAATAATAATACATTTAGAACATGTTACTACCATAAAACTATACGGATTCATACCATTCGGGTCATATCCTAAATATTTGTAATAACCTATGTTACCACATAAAAACAACGCGCCTATTGGATAATTAAATGTCATTCTTCTATTTTTATTTTTATTTGATAAAATACAAAACCAAAATCAATTTTATAAATCATAAAGCATTTTAAAAACTAAACAAAATGAAAAATTGGAATTTATATTCAATACTTTTCCACGGTGGTCTAATATACGTATTTGTAATTTTTGTATATCCACTGGCCCAAAGTAACGTCGCGGCTCTGTCGTAATATTCAAATCATTTTGGGTCATTACATAGAATCCACTGCCTTTCACTGATATTCTTGCCAAAATGTTTGGATTCAAAATATATTCCGTAAACGTGGATATAAAATGATTATTTACATTGTTATTAAAATCATCGATTGCCAAATATACGTATTTCAATGGAGATGGTTCAATTACATTTTCACCTTCATAATACAGTTCTCCCTCGTACAGTTCTTGTGCAAATCCTAATGTATATCCTAATTTTGTTGTAATATCATAGTTATTTTCTAATAATCCATTACTATCACGTCTGAAATCCAATGTTAGTGATAATATTGTAGATGCTCTTTCTCCAACTGGTTCGATAGATACTTTACCAGAACCTGAACAATTTGTATTAATATCCAATGAAAATTGAATATATGAAAACATTTCTTCTGGAAATAACATAGTTCCATTGGAATCGACTGGTCGCATTAATGTGTTTATTGTATTAATTAAATCACCGGCATTATAATTACCGTCTGGTATAATATATGATTTTGCTTCTTCTACAATAGTTTCTTCATTTACCAATTGTGTTGCTCTTATATATAAATAATTATTGCCGTTTTCTTGGGATATACTATAAAATGATATTGGCAATTCGATGGATGAAAGTTGCATAGACACTACTTTATTTAATCTCATTGGTAAATTCACTATAAAATCCGAACTAGATGTTCTTTGAATGTTTTGTCTAAATCGAGTATCTATCGTCAAACATTTTGTCATTATTCGTGTATTTAGCGGATTCAATGTTCCTGGGAAGAATTCACTTGGACTTGTGTATGTAAATTGTGTATCGCGGCGTTGGATAATTTCTCCTTCACGGGTTGGTGGGGGTGGTTTGTATTTTGGATAATCATTAGTATCTAGTTTGGCATTTTTAGGAATAGTTGTAGGAGGTTCAGTTTGTTTACATTTTACAAATATTAACCAGTTTTTCGCTAATGTCAAAAACTCGATTAAATCTCTTTTCATTTTTTTATGAATTGTACCACTTTGAAGCAATTGTTCTCTAATTTCATATTCACGAAGTTCTACTGTTGCTGCATCATATTTACTATTTGGTTTTAATTTGAGAAATTTTTCAATATCTTTTATGCTATAATTGTTTATATCTAAATCTAAATCTTCCATTATATATTCCGTTTATATTTATCTTTATAAAGTTGAACATTTTATTATAGTATTTTCTCATTACAAATATATATGTCAATTGCTACTTTAAAACGTAAAAGTCTTACAAAATATAATAATATGAGTGTTGGTCAAAGTGGATTTTCTTTGAATGGACCTTATCGTAATCAAGGATATATCGGACAAACATCTTTATCCCGTTCATTATCACAGACACCTATGAAAGATAATACACTAAAAGGCAGTGGAGGATGTTGTGGTACATATTTAATTACACCCATTGTTCAATCGGCAGTTAACTCCACCGAAGATTCTTCTGTTGTTAAAAAAACAGTTATGAATAATAGCGGTATGTTAAGTTCTCGTAATCGTTGGGCAAAAAGAGGCGCACCTTATTCTAGTGTTAAACCAGATAACAATAATAATGTGAATAGTCAAACAGATTATATTGTTCGATTACAAAAGAAGACAATTAAAGATGCGGATAGTTGTTATCAAACAAAAACAAATTCACACATTTGTACTACTTCTGTTGCAAATATTGGAAGTATATTCTCAAAAAGAAATACATGTGATACATTTGCTAAACCCGAAAGTACTTATGTTGCTATGTCACAAAACGAATATCTATTGAAATTGCATAATAAATGTGCTGAACAAGACGTTGTTTATCAGACAACCAATAATAAAAATGCTCCATTTGCTTGTTCATAAAATTATTGGCTGTGTATAAAAAATTGGCTGTGTATAAAAAATTGAATAGAATATAAATATTATATTTATATAATATTTATAACATGGAAAAAGATACCAAAA